TGAATTTGGGGTTATGTAATGGGGTTAAAGAGTGCGGGTGATATAGATATTCATCAATTAGATATAGTCTCTTCTACAGGGTTAACTCTTGATATTAGGCATCTTTGTTTGACTATCAATATCTATGAAGATATATTTTCACCATTCATAACTGGTTCATTAGTTATAAAAGATTCTTTAGATTTGGTAAACTCTTTTCCTCTTATTGGTGATGAAACTCTTCATGTAAAAATGGCAACCCCAGGTTTCACTAAAGAAGGTTCATATATTCAAAATACCTTTAGGATATACAAGTTATCAGATAGGGAATTTATGGGTGATCGTTGTGTAAGTTATATTTTACATTTCGTATCTGCTGAAGCAATGGTAGATCTTAATGTAAAGATTAGTCGTGCATATAATGATAATATTGGAGTTCTTGCAGCAAAACTTCTTGATGAATATAGTGTTAAATCTAATGTAGAAAGATACCATGTAGAACCAACAAATAATGGGTTAGCTTATGTTTCTAATTTTTGGTCACCATTTAAAAATTTAAATTATTTAGCAGATCATGCATTATCATTAACCAATTCTCCAACATTCTTATTCTTTGAAAATAGAAATGGATTGAATTTTATATCTTTAGAAGCTCTATACAATAATGAATCTGTGCGAGAATTTAGCAAAGACAATTTTGTTAGAGACTTTACATACAATGGTAACATAAGAAATATAGAACAAGATTATAGTGGTATTATGGATATAGTTATTCCAACAGCATTTAACTATATGGATAATATTCAGAATGGTTCTTATTCCTCTACTCTGATAACACATGATGTTACTACAAAAAACTATATGGTTAGAAAGTTTGATGTTTTGGAAAATTATACAAAAGATGTAAGACTTAATAAGTATCCTTATTTAACTAAAACATTGATGCACAATTCAAATTCTGCTATTGCAACAATTCATAAGGCAAATGCTTTAATGACTGGTAATCATGATTGGTCAAATTCTAAATATTTTCAAAGAAGAAGATCTCTTATGAATATTGCAGAGAGTTGTAAAGTAGAAATTACTGTACTTGGTAGAACTGATTATACAGTTGGACAAAAAATTAAGTTAAAGTTATATAAGAATCAGGCTATTGAAAAACAAGATAAAGATATAGTTGATAAAGTATTTTCTGGTTATTATATCATTTCATCTATACGCCACAAAATAAATAATCAATTACATGAATGTATTTTTGAATTGATAAAAGATTCTTTTGATATAAATCTAAATATGGGAAGCATATGAATCAGATATTTTACACTGGGGTAGTTGAAAATAGACTTGATCCCCTAAAACTTGGTAGATGTCAAGTTAGGATTGTTGGTTTACATACAGAAAACAAAGTGGAATTGCCAACATTTGATTTACCTTGGGCACATCCTATGATGCCTATTAATTCTGCTTCTATGAATGGTATTGGTTGGAGTCCTACTGGAGTTGTTCAAGGTTCGTGGGTAGTTGTAATATTTCTTGATGATGCTCAACAACAACCTATAATGCTTGGGACTCTTGGTGGTATACCTCAAACAAGATCTGCCGCATATGTTTCAGAAGTTACTAATGGTGCTGTAACTACAGATGTAGATGGTGAATTAATAAGCACAACTGGAGATGTAGTAACAGAATTAATTGATTCTATTGCTGAAGATAAGGTTGAAGGTGTTACTCAAGAAACTGCCAAGAAATATCATATCAATGCGATAACAGTTCAATTATCAGAAGGAACACATACAACATATGATATTAAATCTAATATTGATGATACGACAATTTCAACTGTTGCTTATGATGAGAACACTAAGAAATACAACGCAACTTTATTAAACCCTGAACAATGGGAAGATTTCCAATATTTGCCATTCAAAGGAACCAGTATGTCTTTTGATACTAAAGAACAAGTATTAAACTATTTTGACAATAACTTTTAAGGTATATTATGGCTGATCCAATAGAAAGCATACCAATCCCAAGTACACCACCTACTAGTTCTGGTGCAACACAAGGAGCAGTCGCAGGTATAGCAGCTATTATCGCTGCCTGTGATGCTGCTGGTTTAAAATCTAAATATGCTAAATGTGCCTTGCTTGGTGTTGCTGGTGTTGAAAGCAAATGGTTATATTCGGCATTAGAAGATCATACTTATTCCACCAAGGGTATACGTGGAACTTGGCCAAGGATTAAACAACCAGACGCAGAACATTGGAATAATAAACCAAATCAATATTCTAGGGTAGAATTCTTTGGTTTTATCTATGGCACAAGTAAAAACAAACCTGCATCTATCGGAAATTATCATGGTAGGGGGTTTATACAAATTACTTTCCCAGAAGCATATAAGGCTATTGGGGATAAATTAGGTATTGATTTAGTTGGGAATCCTGATTTAGTGGCTTCTTCTGCTGATATTGGCGGTAAGGTTATGGTGGAATTTGTCAAGTGGAAAATGAAAGACTGGGAAACACGACAATGGAGTTCTGGATTTTTTGATTATTTACTGAGTAAAGTAGGCGGTGATGCGAATGGCTGGCCAGTAAAAAGAAAATATTATGAATACTTCTTAGGTGGTAAATCGGATTCTCCTCCAACAAATAAAGATCCATCCTCAACCTCAGTAAATAAAACTGCTAGAGAAATAGATTTATCTAATCCAAATAAACGAGAAGCATATACTGAAGATAGATCTGCAAATTTCAATACAGAAGGATTTACTGATCCGGAAGGGAAATACCCACTTAGAGATTTTATGAATGAACCAGATACCAATAGACTTGCTCGTGGTATTATAGATGGAACTCATGTAAAATTTAAAGATATAACTAGAAAACTTGATATCCCTATTGCTAATATGGCAGGTGGTACGGGTGAACAGGGCACTTGGGATCAACCAGAATGTGCGTATAATACGGTATATCCATTTAACAAGGTATTTGAGTCTGAGGCTGGACATGTTTTAGAATTTGATGATAGTCCAGATGGTGAACGGGTAAATATCTACCACAGTAAAGGGACATTTATTGAAATAGATCCTAATGGTTCTCAAATTAATTATATCGTTGGTGATGGATTTTATATCACAGAAAATAATGGAAATGTTTTTATTAATGGAACATGTAATATAACAGTTGCTAGTGAATTGAATATTTTATGTCAAGGAAATGCTAATATTGAAGTGAACGGAACAGCAGATGTTGTTATTCATGATGACCTTAATATTGGTGTTGCAAAAGATCTTAATATTGCTGTGGGTGGGGATTATAATGTTCTTGTAGAAGGAAATTATAATGTTGAAGTTGCTAAAACTTCTAATACTAGATCAATTGGTACAATGTCTATTGAATCTACTGATGCATTAAAATTAAAAACTGCTAAGACTATGAGCATGGAAGGGGGTGATACTGCTTCTACTGCTGAAACATTAATGAAGATGTCTAGTAGTTTCAAATTGGAAACACCTGCTGATTTTCAAATTAAAGCAAAAACTTTCACGCTGGATATAGAAGATTCAACTGAGATAAAAACTAAAACCTTTTTGCTTCAAACAGAAGAAACTACTAAGATTAAAACAGATATGTTTCAATTAGATGGAACAACATCTACAGATATTCTTACAGGAATGTTTAATACTACTACAACTATGGGTATTCTTCAACTAAATTCTACTGGAACTGCTATTATAAACGCTAATGCCACATTATCTGCAACAGCAGGTTTTATAGATTTGAATGGAACTGCTATACCACCAACCCCAATAACTGCAATATCCGATAAAGTAGAACCATTAGTATTATTAGGTGCCCCAAAAGTTCCAGTAGATTTTGCTGGAGATCCTGTTAAAGATAGAAAAGAAGAGCAAGTATTAGTTGATACTGTATTAAATCCTGCTGGTGAATATAACCCAAACACATTATCAAAATCTATTATTGAATATGCGTTAACTGGTATACCATTTGTTGGTGGTATTGCTCCAGATATATATGATGTTAAATATACTGGTGCACCAATTGAGAATAAGACATCATTAACTTCATCTGGAGCAAGTGTTAGTCCTTATTCTAAATTACAAGTACCACCAAGTGTAGGTTCAAATAAACCACCACAAAATAATTTAAAAACTCCAGAAAGACATTCTGAATCAACATCAAAATATGAAACTGAAGCGGATTGGGCAAGTTCGGGTGGTCAGAAATTAGAACATAAAATATCATCAACAAGTGATTATGAACACAATCATGTTGATCCAACTGCTGAAGATTCTACTACTCCTTCTGGAGGAAAATCTGGGGGGACTGATATTTCTCAAGATAAACTTAATGATATAAATGGAAGAGGTGATTTCCCTTTAAGTTATCCATTATCTAAACATTTTACTTTAGGTATGTTATGTAAAGATGGTAATCTACAGGAACAAACTATAGCAGGAACTCTATACACAAAAGCCAATATAGTTGCTAATTTATCTGAGTTGTGCGAAAATTTATTAGAAAAAATATATGATGAACTTGGTCCTTGTCAAGGTGGAGGAAATGGTGCTACTTGGAGAATTTCTGATGGATTTAGACCTAATAATAGAGCAAATTCTAAAGGTTCTAAAACTTCACACCATCTAAAAGGTAGGGCTGCAGATATTCAATTAGTAACACCAAATAAAATATCTGATCTGTATGATCTATGTGTAAAGTTAGAAAAGATATTACCATATCAAGAATGCTTTATGGAATATGCTAATGGTGGAAAATCTAGATGGATTCATTTAGCATATGATAAAAATAATTCATCTAAAGAAGTTACTACTCAGGTAGAGTGGAAAAAGAAATCTAATAAAATAGAAAAACTATTTTCATAAGGAATTGATATGCCAGCAGTAGCGAGAAGAGGAGGACAGGATACAGTAAATACTGGTCATACTTGTGATGCTACTACTGTAACTGATGTTGGTTCGTCTAATGTGTTTGTGAATGGTTATGGTGTTTGTAGACAAGGTGATGCAATTCAAATACATAACATTAAAGTTGGACAATACTGTGTCCCACATACAGCTGTTATCAATACAGGTTCTAATAGTGTTTATGTTAATGGAAAACCTATTGCTAGAAATGGGGATTCTACTGATCTTGGAACTTTAACATCTGGTTCTTCAAACGTATTTGCAGGAACAGGAACTTTCCTGTTAGTAACAGAAGATGGTTTTCAAATAATCACAGAAGATGGATTTATATATGAAGGAGGGTATTAATGGCAACAAAAAAATTATCTGATTTACCAGTAGCTTCAACAATAGTTGGAACTGAAACTATTTTTGGTTTACAAAGTGGGGTTTCTGTTCAGATACCTTATGGTAGTTTTAATGGTATTACCTCGACTGGCAGCGTTGGGATTGGGACGAGTAGTCCTAATAACAGATTAGATGTACTTAATGGAGTAGCCAATAGTGCGGGAGATTCTATAGCAAGTGCTGTTGCTTCATTTACTGGACTAAATTATAACTTTAACACAGGAAGTAATCCTGCAACATTTCAAATACAATCAAATTCAACTTTAGGTATTGATGTTGGTGCAACCATAGGTTTAGGTGGCAGGTATACAGGGACATCATTTGCTCAATTTGCAATAATTAAGGGGGCTAAAGAAAACGCAACTGATGGTAATTTTGCCTCATATCTTGCATTTGGAACAAGGTTAAGTGGAAATCAAGTAACAGAAAAAATGCGCATCACCTCCGCAGGAGGCATATCTTTTGGTTCATCGGGTACAGCGTATGGTACATCTGGACAAGTATTAACATCGGCAGGTAACGCAGCACCAACTTGGACAACTCCTACAACAGGCACGGTAACTTCTGTCGGTGGTACAGGAACTGTTTCAGGACTGACATTAACTGGTACTGTCACTTCTACTGGTTCTTTAACTTTAGGTGGAACTCTTGCTTTAGGTAGTTTGAACACATCAGGTACAGCTGCTGGATTATCTGCTACTTTAATTGTCGGTTCTGGTGGTACAGGTGTAACAACTTTAACTGGTATTCCATACGGTAATGCAACTTCTGCCTTTACTGTTGCAACTGCTGCCCAATTAGTAACTGCAATAGGCGCATCAACAACATCAGTCGCTGGTAGTATGAGTGCCGCAGACAAGACTAAACTGGACGGTATCACGGGAACATTGGACTTAAAAGCACCACTGGCTTCACCGACATTAAGTAACCCAACCTACACAGGCACACTCACAGGCTCAACGGACATACTGAACATTGGTTCAGGTCAAGTCTATAAAGATGCTTCCGGCAACGTGGGGATTGGGTGTACACCTACTTCAATTCCAGCAACAGGAAACCCAGTTGTAGGGGCAAGTAATTTAATAATGTATAACGCTGGTGATTTAGGTTTAACATTACTAACTGATAACGCAGCTACTAGAACGCAACAAATAGGGTTCGGTTCAGCGGGTATATCACTATTTGATGCGGGGCTTAAATACGATAATAGCTCAAGAAGCTTGCAGTTATGGACAGGGGCATCTGTAAAAACGACCATAGACGTCTTCGGCAACGTGGGGATTGGGGCGAGTATTCCAGGTGCAAAACTTCATGTTTTTGGAAATAATGGAATATTTGGGCTAAATTCTTTTTTTGGTCTTAATAGTTCCACTGCTGGTATTGGCATCGGTAATAACGCAAGTATTGGCCTTATCCAAGGGATGGCAACTGCCACTTCTTCAACAACTGCTGATATTGCAATTAACCCTAATGGCGGCAACGTGGGGATTGGGACTGCTAGTCCTACATCAAAATTGGATGTTTATGGTGGTTATATAACCACAGCAAACAGTCAACTATCTTTTGGGGATATACTCAGTACAACAGCATCTTTAGTGGCAGGAAATTGGTATCGAATAGCGACATTTCCTGCCTCTAACCAAGGACAAGATGTTGAGATTCATATTCGACACGGACACACACATAATAATACTGTAATAAAAGTTGCCAAAGGTACTGGTCAATGGCGTGCCGAAGTTTATCGTGCTGGATATTATGTAAATCCAACAGATAATGCTGGGTATCCTGCAATTAACAAAGTTCGAGTTTATGATATTGGTGTTAATAGTGCTACGCATATTGACGTACAAATCTTAGGGAATACTGGTTCCCTTACTTATAATGTTATTGTCAAAAATGATATTGCTGATGTAACAGGAAATAGAATAACTCTTGTTGGATTTACAGATCAAGGAACAACCCCTGCAGGCATTGAATTTCAAGCAATAGGTACAATGGCGAGTTGGGGTAATAATGGGGGTCAGCGTGTAACATTCAATGAAAACGGCAACATATCAGGCACAAACATAACTACTGGCGGTGACGTAACAGGTTCTTCAACTTCTTGCACAGGCAACGCTGCTACTGCTACAAATCAATCAGGGGGTACTGTTAGCGCAACCACTGGAGCGTTTAGTGGTACTACTTCATTTCCATGTGCGACTGGAGCATTTAATATACAGAATGGCACGGGCGATGGAGCTTCATTCACTGTTTATAACACAGCTATTCATAGCCATTGGGGTATTGGGTTTAGAGATTATCAAGATTTAACTACGGTTAAAGCATATATTGATTGTAGGTCTGGAGATATTGGAACAAGTGGGTCTTTTGTAGGCGCAAACGTCCCAGTAATATCCGGAACCGCCCCAGTCTACGCATGCAGAGCGTGGGTAAACTTCAACGGTACTGGTGCTCCTATGGGTATTCGTGCAAGTGGGAACGTGTCGAGTATTACGGATAACGGGACTGGGTCTTACACAGTCAACTTTATAACTGCTATGCCTGATATTAATTATGCGGCAGTAGTGAGTGGTACTACGACAACAGGGACTGATACGGCATCTACTGGTACTATTGCCGCAGTAGATTTTACTTCTTCTAACTTTAGAATTGATTGCGAAACTGGGAATGGCACTCCAGTCCAATCTGATTTTGCAATAGTGTGTGCTGCCATATTCCGCTAAGAGGACATCAAAATGAATCAACGAATTATTTACCCTAACGATGATGGTGGCGTTGCTATTGTTATCCCGACCCCAGAGGCGTTGGAAACCATGACTATTGAAGATATTGCCGAAAAAACTGTGCCTGTCGGTAAACCGTTCAAGATTGTGGATGTGTCAGATATCCCAGAAGACAGGACTTTCCGTAACGCATGGGAGTACCAAGAATGATTGTCATTAACTTAGACAAAGCTAAAGCGATTACTAAAGACCGCCTACGCCAAGAACGCACACCATTGCTTCAAGCATTAGATGTGGCTCAACTTAGAAATCTAGCTGATCCTGTAGCTTTAGCGGATATTGAAGCTAAGAAACAAGTGCTACGAGATGCAACTAAACAGGTTGACAGCTTGACTACGCTTGATGAACTTAAAGCAGCCCAACTCCCCAATGGATCACAAATAATAAAATTTGAAACCAAGATTCCTACTCAAATATCTATATAAATACTATATAAAATTAGGTAGTTGATATGAAAAACACAAGAACATTTACAGATTTAGATCTTAACTTTACACCAGCACCATCTTCACAGGATAGATATGTTGGAACGGGAACAATTTCCTTTACTAATCTGAATTCTATAGTGTCTGGAATAAATGCTATTTTTCTAACATTCTTAGAAGTAAATAATAATCTCTATGTCGATAATGTATTCTTGGGTAAAATTAAAACTATTATTTCAGATTCATCATTAGAACTTTATGGAGTTGTATCTCTTTCTAGTGAAATAAATAAGGCATTTACTTATTCTTTACCTGCAGATATATCAGTAAAGACTGATGCTAATGCAATAAAAGCGTCTCTTAAGCATCTAATTCTTACTATGAACTATGAAAGACATTTCAATAGTAAAGTTGGTTCGCAAGTTAATGCAATAATGTTTGAACCAGCTTCTCCTATGACTGAAATTTTGTTACGAAGATCTATAGAAGATACTATAACATCTTTTGAGCCTAGAGTTATTATATTAGATATTGTGATAAATATGGATAAAGAAAATCATACTGCTAATATTTCCATATATTTCCAAATAGTAAATACAACACAACCACTAAGGATAGACTTAGTGTTAGAAAGAACACGTTAAAGGGATAGATTAGTGGCAACAAATAATAAAATTTCTACCACTGAATTGGGTTTTGATAATATCAAATCTAATATCAAACAATTCTTTCAAGGTCAAGAAGAATTTTCAGATTACGATTTTGAGGGTTCAGGACTTTCGATTCTTTTAGATGTGTTATCATATAATACACATTACAATTCCTTATACACTAATCTTGCTGTAAATGAATCATTCCTTGATTCTGCTGTTAAAAGAGAAAGTGTTGTTTCTAAAGCATTTGAACTGGGTTATCTACCTAGATCTGCTTCTACAGCTAAAGCAAAAGTTAACATTAAACTTACTAATGTTAGTGGTACGCCAGATACAATAGTTCTAAATGCTTTAACTCCTTTTAATACCTCAGTTAATGGTACTCCTTACACATTCTATAACGATGTTCCTTATACTGCTGTTAATTCATCTGGAACATATAACTTTAGTAATGTATTTTTGCTTGAAGGAACTCCTTTAACACAATCTTATGTGGTATCTGATAGTTCAAGATATATCATTTCAAACAATAATTGTGATATCTCTACATTAACTGTTGGTATATTCAATAACATCAATTCTAGTATTGTGACCAATTTCAGAAAAGTAGATGATATCTTATCTATAACTGCGACTGATACTATTTACTTCTTAAAAGAAATAGAAAATGGTTTATATGAAATACAATTTGGTAATGATAGAATAGGTAAATCTGTTAATACAGGTAATGTTGTTAGGTTATCTTATTTTGTTACTAACAAAGGTTCTGCTAATGGAGCAAGAACATTTAGTTGTGGTTCTCTTAGCAATGCTATTATTACAACAGTTAGTTCATCAAGAGGTGGCGCAGAAGCTGAAACTGTAGATGAAATAAAACACAATGCTCCTAGATTGTTTAGTGCTGCCCATAGAGCAGTTACAAATGATGACTACAAAGCAATTATTACTTCAAATTTCTATAATCTTGATTCTATACAAGTTTGGGGAGGCGATGAAAATATCCCACCAATTTATGGTAAAGTGTTTATCTCTGTTGCACCAAAAAATAATGAAGTTTTAACGATTGAAGAAAAAATAGCAATAAAAGAACAAATTCTAAAGAATAAGAAAATTGTAACAGTTATACCAGAATTTGTTGATCCATTTTATCTGAATATTAGTTTATCCACAACAGTTTACTATAACCCAAATATCACAACACAATCTTCTTATGATCTAATTTTACAAGTAAAAAATAACATATTAAATTATAATAACACAGATTTGAAGCGGTTTGATTCTATCTTTAGATATTCGAAGTTGATGGGCATTATTGATGCAACTGATCCAGCAATTACGAGTAATATTTCTTCATTAGTAGTGAAAAGAAAAATATACCCTAAATTTAATATAACAGCCGATTATTCCTTTAAAATAGATAATCCAATCTATTCTGCTGGTGTTCCAGAAGAGGCTGTCACTTCTAATGGGTTTTATGTTAGTGGGGATAGCAATATTCAGTATATTGAAGATAATGGATATAGTATTCTGCAAAGATATTATAAAGATAATAATGGAAATAAAGTCATAACTAATAAAGCACAAGGTATTGTAGATTATACAATGGGTAGTATTACACTCAAATCTATAAATATTGTAGGATTGGCAGAGGCGTATTTTTTAATTGCTTTTAAACTACAATCTAATGATATTATTTCTATTAGGGAACATATTGTCAGAATAGATGAATTGGAGTTAAAAGTTGATGCAATAGCAGAAACTAAGGTAACAGGTTCTCAATATATATTTACACCAAGTAGATAACAATGACTTATAAAATACCAGCAGTTTCTACAGTATCACACCAGTTTCCCGAATTTGTTAAAGAAGATTATCCCAAATTTATCAGATTCGTTGAACTCTATTATGAATTTCTGAAAACATCAGAACTTGAGGGTGTTGGTGAAAGTTTTAATTCAATAAGGGATGTTGATAATACATTAGATAAATTTATAGATTCCCTATGGAAAGAATTTGGTATTAATGTTCCTAGAACAAATGTAGCTAATGACATACATTTTCTAAAACATATTAAAGATTTCTATTCATCTAAAGGTAGTGAAGAATCTTTTAAAATTCTATTTAGACATCTTTTCAATATTGAAATAGATATAAAATATCCAGCTGAATATATCTTCAAACCTTCAGATGGTGAATGGCAACAAGATGTTTCTTTTTTAGTTAATGTGTCTCACGGTGATATCTACAGTATTGTAGGTAAACAAATTTATATCAATTCTGCATCACAAACTATCTTAGTTAATGTCATAAAGATACAACAATTAGGATCATATTTTGAAGTTTTTATAGAACCAACAGTGTATAACATAATATCGGTTGGTGATAAAATATCATTAAATGACTTCGATGCAACTATCATAAATTCAATCACAAAAGTTGATGTTGTTTCTTCTGGTTCTGGGTTCTATAGAGGGCAATTAATAACCATAACAACCCCAACAGGCACGAATGCTTTATTGAAAGTTTCTGATGTTGATTCAAGCGGTGGAATATTAAAAATTGAAGTAATAAATTTTGGTGTTGGTTATGTAAATCCTTTTTATGTATATGTTCCAAACTTTCCTTATTTAGTAGATAAAATAGGATTAAAAGAAAGTTTCCTTGTTACAAAAAATATTGTTTCTGATTTTTTTGTTGTTAGCGGTTATGTAGATGATAGCTATTTTGGGACTCTTGTTACTCAACTATCTTCTGATACATCTACACCAGATTATTCCTTGGATGAAACTTCAGCTTATATAAAAATTAACACTGGTAGCGTTAGAAAATATAAAGGATATTACAAAAGTGAAAGGGGGTTTGTATCAAATTCTTATAAGTTACAAGATAGTGTATATTATCAACTGTATTCTTATGTGATAAATTGCTCAGAATCTATTAATACTTATAGGGATATAGTTAAAACTCTTGTGCATCCTACAGGTATGAAATTGTTTGGAACACAGGTGCTATCTAATGAAATATTTTTGATAAATACTCTTGAAATTCTTGAAAAATTTATTAATGTATCTCCAATTGATTTCTTATCGGTTAATGAAATTTGTAGATTTGCGGTAAGTAAAGGTTTAAGTAATGAAGTTGTAATTGATGAATTACAATCTTTCATTTTTAGGAAAGGAGCAATATCTGAAAGTGTTTCAGTTTCTGAATCAAAATCTTTTGAAATAAGTAAATTTTTTACTGAAAATATTTTAATTACTGATACTATATACAATTCGTTAAATAACTCATTACCTGAAAGTGTTCTAATTGGCGAATTACAATCTTTTATACTAAACAAAGGTTTACCTGAAAGTGTTTCGGTTTCTGAATCAAAATCTTTTGTACTAAATAAAGGATTAACTGAAAGTGTTTCGGTTTCTGAATCAAAATCTTTTGTACTAAATAAAGGATTAATTGATGCTATATCTATTTTAGGGTTTGAGCATTGGGTTTCTGATTATAATGTGGATTATGTTAACACCGAAACTCCTGCGGTTATTACTTATTCTGGCTCTACTTTTTCTATTACATTAAACAACTAAACAACTAAGGAAATACAAATGGATACAAACGAACAAATAAAAATAACTGGTGCTTTAACTATTGTTAAAACTAATGCAGATGGTGTAGTTACTGATACGAGAAGCATTCCGAATATGGTCGTTACCGCTGGTAAGGCTCATATCATATCTAGAATGCTTGGAGTTGCTGATGCAAGTATGACACATATTGGTCTTGGGACAGATACGGTAACAGCACCAGCTCTAGGACAAACTGCATTAAGTGGTGCATTTGCTGGTAACAGAACTGCGATGGCTACACCTACACAAGCATCAAATGTTGTTACTTATGTCGCTACATTTGCTGCTGGTGTAAATACTGGTGCTATTTCAGAGGCTGGTATTTTTAATGCTGTTACTGGAGGTACTATGTTATGCAGAACCCAATTTGCTGTAGTCACTAAGGGTATTTCAGATAGTATTGTTATTACTTGGGTAATTACACTTTCTTAATTGGATTAACCTATGTCAATTTCAATCAATCCATTAATGCATACTACTATAGCTCAATCGATCTATAATAATGTGTTATCGAAATCTTCTAAATATTTTTATTTTTTAGGTAAAACTACACCTTATGCTCTTGTTAATGGGATTGAAGAAATAGAGGAAGCTGTTCCTACTTACAAATATGAATTGTCAACAAGAAAAGATATTATATCATTCAAGGAAATAACAAACAATGATATTAGTTTTGTTATTCCTAGAATAAATTGGGTGACTAATGAAGTATATGATCATTATGATGATAATTATTCAGTTAATTATCTATCACATTCTGGTGCGTCATCTATAAGTGAATCAAAATTTTATGTATTTGTAGATGAAACTAATTTATATATTTGTTTAGATAATAATAACAATTCTGTATCTACAGTAAAGCCTACTGGGAATAGTGAATTACCATTTTCTACAGGGGATGGTTATAAATGGAAATTTATAATGACTGTTCCTCCTGCTCTAAAAGTAAAATTCCTGACATCATTTTATATACCAGTAACAACTGCGGTAAATAATATTTTCTATAACAATGGTGCTTTAGATTCAATTGTTATCAATAATTCTGGAACAGGTTATCCAAGTGCCTCAGTAGCAACAACAATAACAGTTACTGGTGCTGGAACAGGTGCTTTATTATCTCCTAGAGTTTCTACCAGTGGAGAAATAACAAGGGTTGATATAATTTCAGGGGGAACTGGTTATGTTTTAGGAACAACTACATTAACTGTAACAAGTGATACAGGAACTGGTAAATTTACTCCTAATATCAGAGCGATGCTAACACCTGTTATTGTAGGTGGTGTTATTTCTTTTGTTTCTATTGATGATCCAGGAAAGAGTTATAGTACACCAACAACTACATTAATTGTAACAAGTGATACAGGAACTGGTGCAACTTTAACTCCTATTGTCCAAGGTGGTCAAATTGTTGATGTTATTATAGATCAACCAGGAGTAGGTTATAAAGCTGCAAAAATTACTGCCTCTGGAACTGGTGGTTCTGGAGCGACATTTACTGCATCTACATCTGGTGGTCAATTAAATACCACACAAGCGAATGTAGAATTATTGAGTGTTGATGGCACAATAGATTATATCCAAGTAGAAAATAATGGATCTGGTTATACTTCTATAACTATTACAATAAGTGGTGATGGGCAGGGAGCAACAGCTTCTGCTGTTATAAGTAGTGGTCAATTAGTAAAAATAAATATAACCAATAGAGGAAGTGGATATACATACGCAACCGTGTCTGTGGTTGCAGTAGGAACAGCACCAACTTCAGTTGCTTCTGCTAGGGCAATTATGTCACCTAGATATGGTCATGGAAAAAATGCAATTTCTCAACTATTTTCTGATACATTAATGTTATATAGCACAATCAGCAATTCTAACACCTCTGGGTTTATATTCAATAATGATTATCGTCAGTTTGGGATAATTAGAAATCCTACTAAATTTGATTCAACACAATTTTATAATGATATTTTAGGAACTGCTTGTTATGTTACGACTGGAACTACTACTGGTACGTTAGTCAATGATCTAATTCTATCAGACACTTCCGGTAATTCATATACAGTTATATCGGTTACGACTAATACAAAAATTCTATTACAGCCAAATACAAATTCTACTCCAGTAATAGGGCAAGTATTAACTAATGGAGCCATTACTTTCACTATAGGAACAGTCATTAATCCAACTGTCGATAAGTATAGTGGCGATTTGCTGTATATTAATAATAGAACATCGTTCTATCAAACAGAAGATCAAACAGTTACTCTACAAACTATTCTAAAGTTCTAATAAATATATTAAATTACAATGATTTAACACAGGTATACAAATGGCTAATCTAGATTTTAATATTGAACCATATTTTGACGATTTTGACGACAGTAAACATTTTCATAAAATTCTGTTTAAGCCTGGATATGCAGTTCAAGCTAGGGAATTAACACAACTACAATCTATTATACAATCTCAAATAGATAAATTTGGTTCACATATCTTTAAAGATGGATCAGTTGTTCATAATGGGGATCATTCTGCAGTATACACAAAAGCTATTCCAATAAAATCCTTTTCTGGAACAATAGTATTAGCTGATTTTTTGGGTAAAATAGTTTACATTGGAACCACTAGAAAATTAATAGTTCATACCGAAGTTATCAACTCTGTTAACTATATTTTTACAGTCGATAAAACTGATGGTATTATATCAGAAAATACTACTCTTACTGTTGAAGGTAATGTAACATTTACCTTGTTAGTTGAGAGTTCTGATAATTTTGCTGTCTATACAGATTATATCTTACACAAAATCCTAAAAGGTGTATATTTTATATCTGGGTACTTTACAACAGTAGAAGAACAAACTATATTAGTATCTGGCGATAACACTGCTAATATTGATGTTTACTTAGAGGCGATAGAATCTATTATAACATATAGTGAAGATGAATCACTATTAGACAATGCTGCAGGTTCTCCAAATTATTCTGCTCCTGGAGCAGATAGATATTGTATAGAATTAACTCTTACTTCTACTCACGCTGGTGAAACTTTAGACACTAGTAATAAACATTTTCTTTTAGCATCTTATAGAAATGGAACAATTGTTGTAGACATTGATAAACCTGCATATTCTGATTTAGAAAAACATTTAGCAGAAAGAACCTATAATGAATCGGGTGATTACACCGTAATGCCATTCATGGGTAAAGTTGTTCCTGAAACAACTTATACAACAGATTATTCGGTAAAATTAGATAAAGGTCTAGCTTATATACAAGGGTTTGAGTTTAGCACAAAAGAACAAACAACTTTAACTGCTCCAAAAGCAAGAACAACTTCATCTGTCAATAATGCTCAAATTATTTTAGATAAAGGTCCTTATGTTGTTGTCGAAAATTTGTTTGGTTTAATATTTCCATATTCCACAAGAACAACAATAGATATTCATAGTAATCTTACTACTGCAGGCGTAGATGCAGGCGTAAATTTAACATCAGCAACAACTTATAATACTACAAAAATAGGAACAGCTACTGCCTTATATACAATCAATTCTGGTGTTACTGGAACATACAAATTATTTTTAACAGATATAAGTATGTTTACAGGAAAGAGTTTTGCAAACGCAAAATCTTTTATTGTGAAAACAGGAACTGGTCCGTACGCTAAACAATTTAGTGCAGATTTTAGCAATGAAGAATACACTGCTGCAGTTTCGGTGTATAATTCTCAAAACTATTCGCAATTATTTAAGTTACCTAACACACCAGTAAAAACACATCTATCTACAAATAATTTAACTGATATATCTTATCAATCTTATAAAGAATTTTTATATGTATCTTTTGCTGCTGTTAGTTCTATGAGTCAGGGTTCATTTACTTTAACTTCACCTCAATCATTTATAGGTAGTGGATTGTTGTCTGCATCTACTATTTCCCAACACTGGTATGCAAGAGTGGTTTCCGCAGGTGGTTCTGGCTATACTGTTGGACAAATTGTTCCGATTACTGATATTGCTTCTGTCAATATTTCTAGTCCTACTTCAGCTACAGTGCGTATAAACAAAAATACTAATATGACAATAGATGTTTTTGTTGTTGTTAGTAATAGTCTTACCTCTACTAGAAATAAAACTTTAACAAATGGGTCTAAGGTTATATCTGGGGTTATATCTGGGGTTACTATTGATGATACAAGTATATCTTTGAATACAGCTGATGGATATGAATTAATATCAGTAATGGATGATCAAGGTGGTGATCAAACAGACCTATACAATTTGTATAGTGGGCAGAAAGATGCCTATTATGATCATGCTTATATAAAACTAAAAAATCCTAATATCACACCAAGGTCAACTAATCAACGAATTACATCATTAACAGTATCGTTTAAGTATTTTTCACATACTGGCGTTGGTCCGATTACAGTAGATTCGTACAGCACTGCATTATCATATGATCAAATTCCTAGTTATAAAGTTGCATCTGGTGATATTTTTAGATTATCTGATGTGTTAGATTTTAGACCAAGAAGAACAGATAATTCTACAACTTTTGATGCATTTCATCTGCCAATATTTGATAGTTTATTAACCACAGATTATGAGTTTTACTTACCAAGAACAGATAGAATAGTAGTTACTCCAGATTTAAATCTGTCTATTGTCCAAGGGGTTCCAGCAAAATTTCCATTGATTCCTTCTGTTGGAGACTCATTGACTTTGTATATTGTATCAATCCCAGCTTATACCTTTTCGGCTGATGATATTACTATAGAGTATATAGATAACAGACGTTATACTATGAAAGATATAGCAAAAATTGATAAGAGGGTTAATCGTTTAGAATATTATTCAACATTATCTCTTTTAGAAAAACAAGCCTCTGATGAATCAGTTGCTTCTGATGTTCCTGGAATGGATAAATTTAAAAATGGTATTTTAGTGGACGCTTTCGCTGGACATAGTGTTGGTGATGTATATAATCCGGATTACAATTGTGCAATCGATTTTAACACTAGAATTTTAAGACCTGCCTTTGATAGTAATTCATATGGTTATAATGTTGTTGATAATAGCATTATAAATATAGATATATCAAGAGATCTAGCGACATTAGATTTTACTGAATCCCCTGTTGTTATACAAATGATCGCTTCTGAAGCAGAATCCGTTCAACCCTTTGGTGTGTTCAATTGGAATGGAATTATGGCTATGGACCCTCCAACTGATGTATGGATAGATACAGTTACTAAGCCAGAAGTGACAGTTAATTTGAATGGTGAACATGATGCATATTCGGTATTTGCGACAGGTAATGGACAATCCTGGTCAAATTGGGAAACGACAGGTAAGGGTGTTACAGATTTAGCGTTACAATCTAATGTTTCTGTTCGATCTAATGTTACAATAATTAATCAATAATTAAGGAATAAATGATGGCAACAGTTTCAGCTAATAATCCAACTACCACCACGACACAAGGTTCGACTACACCAATAAATCCAGATCCAACTGCAGTAATTACCCTTGGTGTTGCAGCAGCAGCTTTATTAGCAGCAACACAACCACCAGTAGTTTCTATGGATGTTTCTGCTACCTATAATGCGTCTACAACTCAATCACAAGTTGGATTACAATTCGGTTCTACTCAATCTACTAATACTGTGTCTATCGGTGAATCTGTTATTGATATATCTGTTATTAATACAATTCGGTCTAGGTCTATAAACTTTAGTGCATATCATCTAAAACCTTTAACAAATTTGTATGCATTTTTTGATAATGTTAATGTAGATAATTATGTTTTTACTTCTACAAGGTTGGTATTGGATAAAGCAATACCTGAAAAATACTCTAAAGAATTTACCTTGACGGATAGTGTTGTTACTGTTTTATTTGCGAAAGGTAAGACAGCTTTCATCAGACAGAAATTTAACGATCCTAGTCTTATAACTAATCATACATTAACTGCCGCTGATACTTTTACTTGGGGTAATGAGACATATAATGAGACATATGAAATCACCGCAATAAATCAAGATGAAAAATTGACAACCGATAAAGATGGTTATGTTGCGGGGGTTTTCGTATTACCTAATACCGATCAAGCATCATTCAAAACAGGCACTCGTTCTTTTTTATTATGTGATAGTGTAACCAATAATTCAGCAGAAATTCATACCGCTGCAGAATTTTCGTATTATGCGAGTGGTACAACTCAAACTAAACAAGCAACAACTTTAGCGACTAGAATTAATCAAGTTACGATAGATCCAATACTTAAATCATCTACCACTGAAGTAGCAACTACAGTTGCCGCACCTACCGCATCTTCTCCATCAAATCCAATAACAATAACTGTAGATTCATCTAATCCATATATAACTGCGTATTCACCAACTCTTGGGCAAACTGGAATTGCGGTAAACTCAAACATAGTCTTTACTTTCAGTGAAAATATTGTAAAAGGGGGCGGAAATATAGTTCTTAAAAAATCAAATGGGACTGTGGTTGAAACATTTGATATAGCAACAAGCACACGGTTATCTTTTGTTGGCAATACATTAACTATAAATCCAACAGCAGATTTATTTAAAGATGTAACATATTATGTGGATATACCATATGATTCTATAAGAGATGCTGTGGCTAATCCTTACGCTGGTAGCAGTAATTATTCTTTCACGACAATACCAGAACCAGTTGTTGTTGGTGTTCCAACAACATTATCTGCTATAAGTTTTTTCCCTTCTGATGGGGCAACCGATATTGATATGGGCACAAATATCAAAATTGAGTTCAACAGTGGTATATTAAAAGGAACTGGGACTATAAATTTATATATAGGTGCAACAGTGTTTGAGGCTTTTGATGTTGCTACAAGCACACTGTTATCTTTTGTTGGCAATACATTAACTATAAATCCTTCACAAAATTTGTCTCCGATCACAAAATATGTTGTTGGTATTCCAGGAACAGCGATTAAATCAGCAGAGAATAACAGCATATTTTGGGTCGGAACAACCCAATATGATTTTACCACACCTATTGCAACTACAAATATTGTAATAGGTAAAACAGTTGAACGAAGACATTCAGTAACAGATTATGAAATAGATTTTTCTACTGGTCTTGGTATGTGTGGTATTGATGTGACACAGTGTTTAGGTGGCGGTCCAACAGTAGAAGGTGTAGAATCGTTTCAGTTAATCTGGGATGGGAAAATAGTTGCTGGATCAGGAGGAACTTTAGAAGAACCATCATTTGTTACTTCAGATGTATCGCCTTTCACAAAAATAGGTAAACGGTATAAAGGTATTCATAATTGGGTTACAATAATACCACCCACTAAAACAAATCCACTTAAATACAGATTTAACAAAGATAAGTCATATCCTAAAGGTGCATTATTGAGAGTTACTTCTTGGGGTAGTAATACTTGGAATAGCGTATTACCAGCATCTACAATAGTTACTGATGGTAGAGCGAATCTTAATCTTACTCCAAATAATACTAATTTCGCTCCACCAAAATTAGATGGCATATTATCTATGTGGCATCTAGGCGATAAAGCATTTTATTCAAATACAAAGTCACAATTTGGACTTCCTAATAATGTTGGTGGAAAATCAATTGCTACTTTACAATATAGAGGGCAAAATAACGAAATTCTATATGCTAATCGTGGGCAATGTCTTGTTACATTCCCTGCAGGTAACAAAACAATTACTTATACTATAGCTAATAATGGGAAAGGTCCTGGTACTATAGAATCTGTCAATGTTAATATGTCACAAGATTATTCTGGAGCCTCCGCTAAAAGTCCTGCATATAATTTACCATTTAGAGCTAATATAACAACTGCTATATCAAACATAGTTTCTGTAAGTAAAAAGGTTCGTACAAATCGCACTGCGTTTCCCATTACTCTTCAAGTTGGTGAGTCTGTTGTGTTTAATGTTACTGTGACTTGGCCATATGTTTTCTATTCACCCGCATTTGATTGGGCTGCAAAAACAGGTCTTACTCAACCTATTTCTTATAATAAATTATCTAAATTGTCAAATTATGCAGCTATAATAGCCGACTATAAAAAAACAGTTTATGAACCTGTCAAAGCTATAAATACTTTTTTACTAAATTGGGAAGTCACACCACTGTATGCAGGAGATCCTAAATTAGATGTTTCATCTAATTTAAAACTGATATCTAATGCTACGGCTATAGCAAATATTGATCCATTAGCGCAAACATTCTTTATTAATCCATCGGAACATCCTGAAGGTTATTTTGTTTCATCTATTGATTTATACTTTAAAAAGAAATCATTTACTGATGATATAACAGTTCAAATAAGACCAGTGGTAAATGGCATTCCTAGTGCAGTTGATATAGTTCCATTCGCTACTTCTTCTTTGTCTGCATCACAAGTGAATACAACAGTGTATCCATCAACAGATGCTAATTCAGCAACTAAATTTAGGTTTTCATCTCCTATATATTTGTCAGCTGGAACATATTCGATTGTTATTATATCACCATCTATCGATTATGAACTATTTACTGCAACATTAGGAAATTTTAGGTTAGATAGTTTGACTTCTAGAATAGCAGAACCACCGTATTCTGGTGATCTATTTAAAAGTTCAAATTCACAAACGTGGCTTCCTTCTCCTTATCAAGATTTATGCTTTGTTATAAACAGATGTAATTTCGTTCCATCTGGGGAACTGTCTTTTATCTCTAGTAAACCAGTTTCTAATTTTGAACTGCAATATAATAAATTTATACCATCGACACGTTATAATCAAGATTCTATCATAAGAGTTGAATCTGCTGAAAATACTGATAGGGTATATATGGTCACAACTCAAGGAACAAATGGAATAAGTGGAACAACTGCTCCAACTCATACTACAGGCACTGAAACAAATGGTTCATTAAGCCTTTTATTCCTAAGAACTGAAGCAAGATGGCAAACTATTCCTGTTGCATATGATGTTATATACCAACAAGGCGAAAATTTATCCTTCAATAAAACTGATACTAAATATTATTATAAATCAACAAATGAAGCAGGTGTTACAGATACAAATTATACTGGCATAATGAAAGATATATCATACGACTTACCTGAAAGAAAAGTTATAGATTCTGTAAGTAAAGATTTATTCTCTAAAATTGAATTGACTACTGAAGACGATAAACTTTCACCTGTTATAGATATCTTTAGACTATCAAATATTCTGGTAAAAAACCTTGTAAATTCCGATACAATAGCACCTAATTTTATTGCTAGTACAGCTATTACTGCTGATAAATATATAAAAGTCCTATATGGCTCTATGTATAAAATGTATTCTGTTATTGTTCCTGGGGTAACAAGTACATTGGCTCCATCTTTTGATGGTAATGATACCTTGAATGGTAGTGCATTATTGAGGTATATAGGAGAAACACATAATGGTGATACTGAACTATTACCTGCTGGTGGGATGGCTTTATCAAAATATATAACTAGAAAAGTTATCTTGGCAGATGGATTCGAATCTACTGATATTGTCGTTAGATTTAATGCTAATACTCCAATTGGATCTTCTATAAAGGTTTATTATAAAGCAGTATTTGTTAGCGGAAATAACACTTTAGAACAATCTCCTTATTATGAAATGAGTATGTCAGAAAGAGGTGCTTCCTTTACATCACAATATGTTGAACATAAATTTATATGTGATTACGATGATGTTGCAAGTCCAGGAGTTAGGTTCGCTTTACCAAATAAACAATTATTTAACCAATTCATTATTAAGATTGTTATGTTATCAACAGATACAGTTATTGTTCCTAAAATTAGAGACTTAAGGGTTATTGCTTTAAATGATTGATTTGATGGAAGTGGATGATACCAAAGACCTTATGAGGGATACTCACTCTAAGGCTTTACTATCAGTCAATCAAAATAAATTAAAAGAGCATAACTTGAAACGTGATGCTCTCAGATTAGCATATAAAAATTCTTCAGATATTCTTAAATTGAATGATGATCTAACAGAAATAAAAGAACTTCTTAAACTTTTGATAAATAAATAACTGATACGATTATTAGTTCAACCATGAATATAGGTAAAATAAAAATATGGCTACATTAACACTGAGATCTGTTAAGGGAACACCATTAACTGTTGCAGAACTTGATGCAAATTTCACTAGCTTAAATAATGCTTATGGGACAGGTAATATAACAACAAATGTTGCTATTGGAAATTATGCGTTAAATTCTAACTCAACAGGATCTAATAATACCTCTATAGGGGTAAATGCACTCTATGGTAATACTACTGGGAGTTATAATTTATCAGCTGGCGCTATTGCTGGTAGATATATTGCCGATGGAATAACTTCAGCAACTATCCTAAATAATTCTACTTTTATAGGATATGGAACTAGAGCGTCTGCTAACAACATTACAAATGAAACAGTAATAGGATATAATGCTATTGGTTCTGGTAGCAATTCAGTTACGTTAGGTGGAAGTACAGTTACTAAAACTATTATACCATTCGGCAACGTGGGGATTGGGACGAGTTCGCCAAACGCATCAGCAATATTAGACGCACAAAGTACGACTAAAGGTGTGCGTATGCCTAATATGACTACTACACAAAAGAACGCTATAGCTAGTCCTGCCGCTGGTCTCGTAATCTTTGACACAACTCTGGCAAAACTCTGTTTATATACAGGCGTGGCTTGGCAGACTATAACATCTGTGTAAGTATTACCATTTATATAACCAATTAAACAAGGAACAATATGACAACAATAGTTCTTAGGAGTGTTAAAGGATCTGCATTACTATCGACAGAAGTTGATGCAAACTTTACTAACTTAAATACCAATAAAGCAGAACTTGCTAGTCCATCTTTTACTGGAACTGTCACCACTTCTGGATCATTTGCATCAACTATTGCTACTGGAACTGCACCATTATCTGTAACTTCAACAACTAATGTTGCTAATTTAAATGCTTCTTCTTTAAGTGGTGCTACTTTTGCAAGTCCAGGTGCTATTGGTGGAACAACTGCAGCATCAGGGGCATTTACAACATTATCTGTTTCATCAGGATTATCATATTCTTCCACGCTTACAGGC